TATTATCTTTTGTTATTGTACAAACTTCACCTTGTGTAAAGTTACCACTTCTACCTGTAATATGTAGATAATCGAGTGATATGTTAACTCTTATAAGGGTAGCAGTTGCACCTGAAGTAACACCTACTATTGTAGCTGCTGTCGGTGTACCTGAAGTTGATATAGTATCAGCGACATCACTTTCTGTAGCACCACCAACAAATCCTGTTGTTGCATATTTTAACATTTCACCACGAGCTGCAACTGCAACTGGTGTTTCTGAAGCTAATGTTCCGTCTGCAACAGCACCTTGTTCACCATAACCAGACGAACAGTTTAATCCTCTAATAAATCCACCCGATTCTGCGTGGAATGATATTGCGTTGTAATAAGTAAAGACTGAAACCATTTCACCACGACCACCACCAATTGTGTGAACACCTTTACCATCTGAGTTTATTTGTGTAAAGTCATTACATAGAATAGATTTGTTACCTGTGCTATGTAAAAGTCCATCAATCTGTATACCAGTAGCGTTAGCATTTGTAGATGTACAGTTTTGAATATATGGCGAAGCAGTTGCAACTGCACCACTAGGGTCTAATGATACAACGGCAGATTTACCAGTTGCACCAGCACCTGGTGTTCCTGTTAAACCTTTCATTGACATTTGAGTAATATTTGTCAAATTATTAACCAAGAACATATTAGAAGCGTCATTGTTTTCTAATGAAGCAACTGCTAAAACTAAATCAGCTGCACCTCCTATTTGAGAACCAGCAATTGTAATTTTATCAGTAACAATAAATCCTGTACCGCCGTGATAAACTGTAACAGTAGGTGCCGAAGAACCATCTGTAACAACATTACAAACAAATGAACTTGCAACACCATTACTAACTGTTGAACCATCAGCTGAAATTGTAGAATTAGCATGAATATATTTGTAAGTACCTGGAGTACCACCTGTACCACCCGTACTTACTGTAACTGTTTTTACTTGATGACCTGTACCTGAACCAGGTCTAATTTCTGTTCCTCTTAAACTTTCACCTTGAACTGTGACACCAGCGGGAACTCTTAATGGTAATGTTTCTCTGTAAACACCATTTTTAACATATATAACATCACCTACTGAAGCTGAAACAACAGCAATAGTTAAGTTTGAAGATGAACCTATAGCGCCGCCAGAAAATGTAATTACATTACCAGCAACATGACCTGCACCACCACTTATTACTACAACTGTTGGTGTCGAAGAACCATCCGTGACAACTCTAATCTGACAACCTGTACCTGAACCTGTTGTAGAAGCTTGAGTAACATCATATGTTCCTGGAGTACCACCTGTACCGCCTGTGATTGAATCAAAGTCAACTACATCACCTGAACCTGATTGACTTAATGCATGATAAAGTGTTTTAAACGGTAAGTATTGTGAACCAGCATTTGAATCTGAACCTGAGTTAGCAACATAGTAAACATTTTTACCTTCTGCATTACCCCAAACTGGGTCTGAACCGTTTGTTGTTAAAACTGAACCTGGTACACCAATCGCTAATCTTTCTGAAGCAGAGGAACCTTGTTTAATTAAATCTCCTCTTGTACTAAGTACAGCGCCTGTATCACCTTGTGCTATAAGTTGCCATTTGGCTGCGTCTGCATCCGGAGATACATTGACAACCCTATCTTGTATTGCAAGATAAGTTGATGAAGTTAATCTTACTACATCACCAATTTGATATGTTGTACTTGAATTATAAGCAGCTCTATAATTAAAACCTGTTCCAACTATTTGCCAGTATGTTGTGTTTACTGTGCCGTTTGTATTTGAAGGATATTGACTTGTGTTATTTACGATAGTTACATAAGAGTTACCACCATATTTAATAACATCACCTGTTTTATATGCTGTTCCGTGTGAATATGTTCCTAATGCTTTGAAACCTGGATTTAATAGTTCCCAATATGTATCTGCGCCTGTTGTGTTTGGTGTTTGTCCTGAATGTTCAATCTTTCCAACATAAGAATATCCACCATAAGTTACTACATCACCTTTTTGATAAACAGTTGAGGTTGACCAACTATCTTCAAATTGTAAACCCTCTGTATATAAACTAAATTTTGATTCATCAAACTGACCAGTAGAACCAGATGATGTGTGAGCAGTTGTACAAATCCATAAATTAGCACCGTATTTTACAATATCATTTACTTTGTAATAAGTAACAACGGCGTAATTACCTTTAAAATCATAACCGTCTTGATATAATTCCCAGTTACTAGTATCTAAAACACTAGAAGATGTAACATGAGCTACTGTGCAACGATATTTTCTTTGTCCATAACTTACTAAATCATTTAGTTTATAGAATACCGAACTTCCTGAGAAAACACCTTTAAAGAATAATGCTTCTGATTGTAAATCCCAATATGCTAAATTTGTAGAGCTGTCTGGATAACCATCATAAATTGAAGTTGAAGGAGATGTGTGATTGGTAGTACAAACATATGTATTACCACCATACTTAATGACATCATCAATTAAGTAAGCTGTTGAGGCTGCCCAATTGCCTCTCCATTTAAATTTAATTCTACCTAGTTTAAAATCTGCCATAGTTTACCTTTATAATACTACTATTTATACGAGTTAGGACGCTGATTGCCAAGTTGTTGATTGTACCGAAGATGTTGCTTCAAAGGTATCAAAATCGTCACTTGTCAAGGCTGTTGCCCCTCTACTCCTGTTTTCTCTTTTTACAAAATAACCATTACTATCAACATAAAAAGTTGCGTCACCGTCTTCATAAACATATTGATGGTACTTGTCATTTGTATTATTTTTATATGTTTTGTTAATTATACCTACAGCAATTTGAGAACTACTACTAGGTTTAATTTTAAAAGTTATTGTAGGAGATGAATAAGTATAATGTTCATTAACACTCTGTTCAATATTATTTACAAAAACTTTAAATCTTGTTATATCTAATGGTGGATTAGATAAATTAAATGTTGTTGTCGAATTATCACCGGTAAAATATTGTACACTTGAATATTCAATTTTTGCTTCCGTATAATTCTTAGGTAATTGTTCACTACCGTTTAAGTTACTTGGATTACCACCTTGAACATCAATACTATCTGTACTATCTTTATCAACTTTTGTATAGTATAAAAGTCCTTCAGGTGTTCTTCTAAGAGCATGAAATCCCTCTTTAGTTTGTGTTCCTTCAGGTACTACTTGTCCTACTACAGCCATTAACTAATCTCCAATATACTTAGATATGCTTCAACATCTACAGATGAACTATCTGGATTAGGGTCTGCATATATTCTAATTTTATCATTATTTTCTAAGTTGATTGGTTTATCCATAATCAATGTATTATTAGCAGACACATTTAAACTTCTTCCTACATGTCTAAAAGTAGAACCGCCGTCTATAGTAACTTTAATATTTACTTTAGCTGCATTTGTAGAACTTAAATTAGAAATATAAATTGCGTGTATTACGGCAGTTGTAGAACCGCCAGCTGTGTAAACATCACCAGCTGAAGTATCTAAAACACCAACATCTAATCCTGCATTTTTAAATGTACTAGCCATTTATTATCCCCCGAATACTATTCCGTATGCTAAAGCGTCACCGTCCATTGCAACAACACCTGATTGATTTGGTAAAGTAATTGTTCTATCAGCAGTTGGTTCTACAACTGTTAAAAAAGTTTCATATGAGTTTGCTAAATTACCTTCAAATACTAATTTTGCACCTTGGTCCAATAATAAATCTGTTGTTGAAGTAGCACCGTTTGTCATAACATCTTGTAATGTTACTGAACCTGCACCACCAATCTCTGTTACTGAATTATTTGATTTTTTAGTATAAAATTTTCCATCTGTGACATTCATTGCCAACTCACCAACTTGTAATGCGTTAGCAGCTGGTACAGCTAATGCTGTTTCACTTCTTTTTGGTTTTATTACTGTTGCCATTATTTACAAGCTTTTTTAATCTGTTTAATAAGTTTATCTTTTGTCTGTCTTTTATCTAACTCAATACCAATTTTTCTGCCTAGTTTTTCTAACTCAGCTTTTGTTTTCTTGTTGATATTTTTTAAGTCTATCTCATCTTCTTTTTTTAGAACTAGTGGATAGTCTAAGTTAAAAAGACCTTTAAATTTTTTCCATAAATTTTTCATATTAGAATGAGCCTCCGTCAATTGTAGTAACAGAAACATCACCGGATGCAACTGTAAAGTTATCTGAGGTAAAACTAGCCACACCAATATTTGATGTACTTGCTAATTCTCCTGTAATAGTAAGTGTTTGTCCTGAAGCAACTGTATTTATTCCTTCGCCAGCTAAGAACTCCATAGGAATACCTATCTGAGTTGCACCTTGTGTAGAACTTTCGTCTGTAAAGGTAAAGTTTTCTATCTTTGCACCGTCAATACTACCTGCTAACATAGCGTTTGTAATACCTAATGCTTTTACTCTTAATGCGTCTGCGTTTACTTCTACTGAACTATCGTCAACTGCAACATCCATTTGATTACCAGATTTAGTCAAAGCTGCACCAGCAGTAATTTGACCTGCACCTGAGAATTGTGCTACATCTAAAGCAGTTGTACCAAATGTTGGATTGCCTGTGTGAGTAAATACATAACCGTTGTTTGCGTTAGCCGTACCTTGTTCTACAAATACGAAAGCACCACCTGATAATTCTTCTGGTTGGTCTTCCGGAGTTGCTCTTGTTAATACCCAATTTGATGAACCATCACCAACTGTAGTTACTACATAGATACCGTTTTGAGCGGCTGTTGTTTGGTCTTTAATTAATACTCTATCAGCAACAACTAAAGTTACGCCGTCAAGTGTTAATGCAGCTTGTGTACTAGAGTTTGTTAATGTTGCACCAACACCAGCAGTACCGTTTGAATAGGTTGCCGTCAAGTTTGCTGTAGAACCAGCTTTAGTTGATGGCTTAGTATCTAAACCTTGTGCAACTTGGTCAACATAAGCTTTGTTTGCTAATGAGTCAGTTGTAAATCCTGCTCTATCTTCATAACCACTTGGTACTTTTACTGTACCTGTGCCATGAGGAGAGAAAGTAATATCTGTATTACTAGCAGTTGTTGACATTGTAGAACCATTAATAGTAATACTGTCAATAACTAGAGAAGTTAAACCTGCAATGTCTGTTGTAGCTGCACCTAATGTTAATGTAGATGAACCTAAAGTAGTTGTCGGGTTGGCTAAGTTTGCATTTGATATAGCCGCACTACCTGATAAGTTTGAATTTGTTAATGCTGTTGCTGTAACTGTTACTGTGTTGTCAGTTACAGTTTGAACTAAACCACCTGAACCTGCAAAGGTAAGTGTTTCAGCAGTATTGTATGTATCTGTTCCTGTGTCACCAGCTAAATCAATAAACTGATTAACAGTACCGAAAGATAAATTAGCAGAACCATCTGTTTTTAAGAATTGTCCTGCCGTACCATCTCCGTTTGGTAATACGAAATTTGTTGAAGTAGTAATGGCAGCTGGAGCTTTTAAACCTATAAAGTTTGTACCGTTATTTGTTCCTTCGTTAAATTTTACTGTACCACCGGTTGTAGCCGAATTACCAATAATCATTTGGTCAATTGCTAAGTTTGCGTCTGCTGTAAGTGCTGAACTTCCTGTTAGTGTACCAGCAACATGGTCTAACATATCAGAAAAATACTGACCGCCAATTACTGTTATATTATTTGCGTCACCGTTTCCGTCAACGCCACCCTCACCAATAAATAATCTATCTCCTAGATTTGCTTGTGTACCTGTTCCATGTGTATATGCTAATTCACCAAGTTTCAGCGTGCTCGGGGCTGCTACTGCTGAACTTCTTTTTATCTGAATTACTGTTGCCATCTAAAACTCCTAAAATGCTCCTGCGTTTAT